TTAGCGGATCCAGCGGACGCGGCTTCTGGCGCTCAGGCGCCAACAGCAACTCAATCTTCTCAGGCGCAATTCCCATCTCAACATACATCTGCCGATACGCTTCGCGCAGATTGTGCTGGTCCGGCTGCTGCGTGGCAAACCGCAGCAACGCCTCTGCCCGCATCATACGCTGGGCCGACGATGAAATATTCGGGTCCGAAACCGGAATCACGTCGATGTTATTCGCGAAATCCTCGCGCATAATCGCCGCCATGCCGCCGCGCACCGGGAACGGATACGGCTCGTCCGGCAGATACTTACCAAACAGATTCGCAATCAGCTTCAGTTCACGGCTAAACGCCCTGTGGCAGCGTTTCAACGTCGCCGACTGCAGACGGGTCGCCGCCTCCATCAACGCCACCGTCGTGCCTACAGGCGCATCCTGACGGCCCTCACCAACCGCAATCTCAGTCGTGTTCGCCAGATTCCGCGCGGCTTCGTAGGTTTCCTTCAGCAGCGCCAGCGATACCTGCGACGGTTCCTTATACGGCATCGTCATAATCGCGTTCTGGATCGGCATGCCACCGGTATCGATCTCACGGAACTCCGTCGGACCAATCCCGATGTTATTATCCTCCAGCCGCATGCCCTTAACGCGCAAACCGCCGGGGAAGTTATTCAGCGTACCTGCATCAATCAGCTGGCGGCGGATCGATGTCGCCGTTTTCGCCGAATTTCCTAGCAAGTGCGCATAACCCAGCCCGTAAAACCCAACTCCCGGCATGAATTTATAGTGCGTAAACATATCCTTACGCTGATACGTCGGATCCGCCTCGTCGTAGTTCCGATAAATCGACAGAACCTTCCGCGAGCCCTCTTCAATCGTCACGGTATACGGCAACGGGATGCCATCCTCGTTTTCGTACCCCGAAAGGTTCAAATCCGCGTATATTTCGTATATACGATATTCCTCGGTGCCCTCAGCACCCGGCTCAATGCCCTGAACACCGTCCACCTGCGCCTGAATCGGCGACTGCGAGCTATCATCCGCCTGCGGATCACCCAGATCGATGTCCCGGTACACGCCAGCCAGCTGCGCCAGACGGAAATTCCGACGCGTCATCGGTGTTATGTGGCAATAACGCGGCGACGTCGCCAAATCCGTCGTGCCATACGATGCAATAAAGTTATCCGGCAGCACGAAACGGCTCACAGGACGCCCCAGAAGCCGATCCTGATACGTCTTCTTAAACGTCGAGCCCACCAGCGGCAGCCAGAACAGCATCTGGTCGAATTCTTCGTAAAATTCCGGCGCCAACTCCGTCAGGTATAGGTTCATGAACTGCTGCACCCGTGACGCCTGCGCCTCCAGCTGCTCGTTCGCGACCCCAATCACCTGCGTCTTCACCGGACCTGCCGCCGGCATTAATTCACCAGCAGCCACAGCCTGCCAGCGCACAACAGCCTCAGCCATCAGCGGGTCATAGACGCCGCACGCACCCTTAAACGGCGTCGTGCGGTCCTCAATCTTCAGACCCATCAGCTTGATGCCCTCAGACATCGTCGCTTCCCAGTCCCCACGCGACTGCTTGTCTTCCTCAACCCCGCTGAGCAGCATCTCGCCCAGCGCGTTCATGTCCATGTCCTTCATGTACAGCGCTAGGTTCGCGTCAAACGCTGCATCTTCCGGCAAATCCGTCTCAGGCTCGAAATCAATCTCGACCCCGCCGTCTTCCAGTTCCGTAAACTCAGCACCGTCAACTATCGTCGGACCTTCGTCCTCAATGTCGATTTCCGCGTCTTCCAGCGGCAAATCCACATCAATGCCGCCAATACCCTCAAACGCAGGGCGGAGCGTGTCAGCAAGCGTGGTTGGTCTACGTGCCATAAATATCCTTACCAATAAAACGATGCACGCTCAAGCGGCGTGTCATACACGGGTTCATACGGATCTTCCGTGTTCGCCACCCAGCCACTCTGCTTAATCCGCAAAAACGCCATCGTCATCGTGTCGACCCAGTCCCGCGAATCCGCCGCCGGAAACTGCACGCACTGCTCCATGAAATCCCGCGCCCACGGCCTCAACTGATCCGGCGAATTCTTCATCGTCGGCAGCCATACACGACCGTTCTCAATCAAATCCGTCACAAGCCGCACACGCGCAATCTTATCGCCGAACTTATCCGGGTTAAACGGCGTCGCCACAATCCCCGCCCTCCCCAGATCCTGTATCAGCATCTGCCCGTTCGCCTTCGCCTCCACCAACACCGTATCCGGCGTCCGCTCCCGTGATGCCTTGATCGGCAGCTTATAATTATCGTCCCGATAGTCCGTCGCCATCCTCTGAACCATGCGCCTCAGAATCGGCCACTCCGCCCGCTCCCTCCACACACTCAGCAAAATCAGGTTCGGAATTCCATTGTCATCATCAAACACGCCCCACGTCGTCGACGCGCTAAACGCCGACGTCTTGTTCGCCGTCAGCGCCGTATCCCACGCCTGCAACACATACTTCACCTTCGGCGGCTCGGGGGAGCGCCACCACTTAAACCACGTCTGATCGATGATGCCACCATCATCAACCACCGGGTTCTGCTGATACAACGACGACCAAATGCGGCTCGTCGTCGATGGCTGGCGGCGGATGTTCTCAAGTTCCTCTTTCGGGAACTGCTCCGGCCACAGTGCATCCCCGGGCTTACGCCCCAGAATGTCCTTCTCCACCGCCATAGCGGGCAATATCACCCGCTCCCACTTCTCCCCCTCACCATCCCGCTCACCCTGATCCAGACGACCCATGTGGTCACCTAGATGCCAGCGTGTACCTATCAAAACTATCGGCGTGTCCTTGTTCTTGCGACGCGTAAAAAAATCCGCGCCATACCAAGCCCACAGCTTATTACGCTCACTCTCACTCTCCGCCGCCTGAATCCCAGACAGCAAATCGTCCCCAATCAATATGTCCCCACGACGACCCGTCACGTTCGCGCCAACAGCCGTCGCGTGATAACCACCCGTCCCCGTCGTCATCCACTCCCCAGCCGCCGTCTTGTCCGCGCTAATCCCAACCCCGGGAAATAACCGACGGTGCTCGTCTCCCTTGATGACGTTGCGTACCTTCAAACCAAACGAATCCGACAGCTCTTGTTTATGGGTGGCGAATATGACGTTCCGGTCAGGGTTCTTCGACAGATAATACGCCGGGAAATAGTGAGACGCCGCAAACGACTTCCCGTGGCCCGGAGGCATGCTGATCATCAAACGGCGAATCTCACCACGCGCAACCGCATCCAGCTTCTCACAAACCAACCGCAAATGCGGCGGCGGCTTCAGACCACTCACAAACTCAACATACTTCGCAAACGACGATATCGCCTCCTCGCGGGAAACCAACTCTTCCAGCAATTCATCCAGCGATAGCTCAGCGATCATCTAAACAGCCAGATCCAAGGGCAGAAACTCAACCCAGTTTTTAGCGCAAGAACCCGAGACGCCCACCGCCTCGCCACACTCTCTCCAAGTCGACCCCTGCCTGCGCATAATCACAATCCGCCTTATCTTCGCTGGGCTAATTTTAACGCCCCATATGCAGTTGCCACTCCGAAGCCATTTTTCGTAATCAGCCAATGGCGGAATAGACTTAGCCTGTATCGCAATTCTACTCCCGTTGTGAGGCGCAGAAATTATCAAACCCGAACTCTTGGTAACAGCAGGACTGTATATCCTGTTACCCAAATACATTCTGGCAATCGTGCCGTTTCTCATCCCAGTCAGACGCTGCGTCATACATCATCCCCAATGCCCCGGACCAACGTCCCCTCAATCATCTTCACCGGCCTCGCACGATCAGCAACCATCGCCCGCAACGTCACCAAATCCAAATCCTTCGCGCTCACCGAGTGATTCACATTCACCGTCTGATCCAACATCCCCAGCAACTGCGCCTGCGTCTTCACCGCACTAATCGCACTCGGATACGCACCCTTGTCCATCGCTGCCTGAACCACAGCCTGCAACTCATCCAAAAACAAATCCCGCGTGTAATCCCGGCGCTCAACCTCATACCCAGAGGCC